GGAGGAGGATTTTGAAGAAGAAGAAACACCCACCGCTGCCGTCGTCGAAGAGAAGGAATAAACATATCCGCTTATTATAACTTGCGAATGCGCAATGAAAAAATACAAAGCGATTGCTATACCAGTCAGTTTTGCGGATGGTAAACCGAGATTTCTCACGGTTAGGGATTATCGGTTCAAGGAGTGGATATTTGTCACGGGAGGGTGTCGAAGGAGGGAAATATTCAACCCGATTCGTTGTGCTCTACGGGAATTAGAGGAAGAGACGAGGGGTGTGATATCCTTGAAGAATGGTGAGTATACAGAGTTTAAGTTTATACACAAAGAGAGCCCAACTGTAGATTTGGAATATAATGTCTTCATATTCTTCGTCAACTATACACGTCCACAGCAGTATGAGTTCACCAAGAAATTTTTCGAAGAGAAGCAGAAAACAAATGTGAAGAAGGCTTTACATCAGCCCTACAAAAGGACATTTGATGAGAATGATTTCATGAGTTTTGATACTCTTGAGGAGTTCAACACACGGAAACGATGGAAGTTGATAGTGGATAATGTGATTAAGAATCCAGAATTCTATTCGTGTATGACTTCTTTGAATAGAAAAACCTTCTCTATTAAATAATGAAGTCCAAGGCGTATGTGTTGATGCAGATTAAGGAACTCCTTGATACGAACAGGGGGTTGTGTGAGGAGGAGATTGAACAGTGGATGGAAGAACACAAGGAAACAACGGTTTGTGAACTCCTTGTGATCAAAAAGGAATTGGCTGAAAAAAAGATTTTCCAAGACATCTCCTGTATGAACTGGTTTAGAGAAAATGATCAATAAATATATATGTTTAAAAATTGGTGCGTATCCCAAAAAATCAATGGCGCGACCAATCTATCACATGTGCTCATGGACGGTGGCGTCCTTTCCGTGCCATTTGATAAATTGAACGACTTTTACGAAAAGTACATAGAAGCGATCGTATCTGGTGAAAAATTGTTCGTCGTGGAACAGAAGACACCAGTGTACAATTTCTTCGTGGATATAGACTACAAGGATACGACGTCACTCTCTGTAGATGAGATTAAGTCAATATGTAAAATCATATGTGATAAGGTGAAACGACATGGTGGTAAAGAGTGTATCATTTCCGTATCACCACCAAAATCATGTGGATCTTTGATAAAAACTGGTGTACATCTGAACTGGTATGGGTACGTCGTTGACCAGGCTTCAGCGGTCGCTCTCAGGGAACATATTCTCGTCGCACTCTCAAAGGCGAAGAGTTCGATTGACTGGAATGAGATCATCGATGCAGCCGTTTATGGTGACTTACACAGGAAAACCAAGGGGAGTGGTTTCAGGATGCCGTGGTCATACAAAAAGGCGAAACATGATTTATGTGATGGTCGGGGATGTGATGCATGTGAGGGTGGTAAAATAGATCAGTTATCGTATCTCCCAGTGTTTAGGTACACTACAGAACCTTTGAGTACGATCATTCGAATTGATTCAACCCCGGACGTCGAAATCCTGAAAATGTCTGCGATTCGCACAGATGCCCCCCAAAACGCATTCATTGAACCACCATCCGTGGCTGCTGTTCGTGAGGGGACGTTCACGAGTGATGAGATCAAGGATGAGATTCAGAATGATATTGTTAAATCTAGACTTGAGAGTTTTGTTCAGAACAACATGGAAGGTCAGGGTGGGTCTTATATCACGAAGCTATTTAAATTCAAAAATACATATTTAGCCGCAACTACATCAAAATACTGTGAAAACCTGAAAAGGGAGCATGGTTCAAATCACGTGTGGTTCATCATTAGTGGTCAATTCATCGCCCAAAAATGTTTTTGTCGCTGTGAAACGATCAGGTCGAGGAGAGATGGTTTTTGTAAAGATTTCTGTGGGCGTAAACATAAACTTTCACCCATTATCCTAAATGATTTGTATCCAGATAAACAGGAGATCCAAAAGTGTCCGGAATTAACGAAGCGTGTAGTTAAACCTCAGTTTAATAAACGTGACGCTAAACCCAAGATACAGGCGTTCATTCAGAAGTTTGTAGTGGGTCAGGAGAATACGACAGTCGTAGAAATCTCGAAAAATAAGACGAACTACATAGCTCTCACTACATCAACGTATTGTGAATCCATCAAGGGTAACCACGAGGACTGTGTGATGTCCTATAAGATAAAAGGGAATAAGATTACACAGGCGTGCCCTAAATGCAAAGGGAAGAAAAACATGGCGAGAACATACACACTTATTGATAATGACCTCGTAAAACTACTTAAACAATAATATCATCTACATTATAAATGGTTTCCACTCGTACCCGTCTAGGAAGGAATATAAAGAAACCTGATTTTTTTAAGCCCTCTGAAGATGTCCTTGAGGATGATTACTGTGATGATGACCATGATACAGACTTTGATTCCGAAATCGACACAGAAGATGAGGAAGATTTTTCAGATGATGAAGAAGACGAAGAAGACGCCGATGAAAATGGGAATCTCAAGGATTTTGTGGTAGAAGATGAGAGTGAAAGTGAGGAAGAAGACGCTTAAAAAAAACACGTTATATATTAAAAAATGGAAACAGACATTGGTAACCCCATTGAATATAATCCCACTGTGAGTGAAGAGAAAGAAGATGAAAATAAAGAAGAGGAGTATTATTTTCATCCATCCGAAGTGTCTAATTACCCACAGCAACCCATGTATCAGCCGTCACAACCTCAAACACAAGAGTCGTTTGATCTGTTCAAGAATGTCGATAAGTCTACATGGATTATAGCATTCGCCGTGTTTTTACTTGGTTTTTTTATGGGGAAAACCATGCAGCCAGTGATTCTCAGGTATACTTGAGTACGGTGCGAAATACCTTGTCTTGCCACCGATTGTTATCGTCTTTCCGTTACTATCCCTTTTCATGAGCTGAGTTGGATACATAGGTATGATGAAGGCGTCTCGTGTATCCTCGATAAACCCACGGGTGGTACTGGGTTCGAGTTGTATTATTTTTCTTTTCTTTTCCCTTTTGTTTTTTGAATTCCAAGACGATCCAAAAAACAAAACAAAGAACATACCCGTCAATATGACTGCGACGAGTATGGGAATCATTTATTACTATATATGAATATTATTCTTCCTCCTCCTTGACCTCCTCGAGTTTAGCCGCAGCTTCGCGCTGTTTCTGACGCTCCTCAACCTCGGCAGCGACGATGGCGTCAGCCTCCTTGACCAGGTCCTCCATGGGGGTGTCCGGCTTCTCCTTCTTAAGACGCTCCAGAACCTCCGAGGGGTGGGAAATCGGAGCCTCGTCAGGCTTGGTGTAAAACTTGGAGTTATCATCGCCAGGGTTGTACGAAACCTTGGTATCCATCATACCCTGCTTGCGTTCCTGGAACATACGAGCAGCCTGAGCCTGGTTCTCCTTATAACCCGTCATGATCTCCTCGAGCTTATCGTTGGTATAATGAACATCCTCAATCTTGGTGGGATCGGGAGGGATCAGAAGCCACTTGTACTGCTCCACGACATAGATGTCGAATGTGGGATCCTCCTTCTGAAGGCGCTTCGCATGGTTCGCAGCCTCGTCACGGGTGGCAAAAGCACCACGAAGCTTGATACCAAATTTATCGGTCTTCTGAGGACACTCGGGTCCAACAATAGAGATACACGCAAAGACCTGCCCAGGAACAGTGGTGTAGTCGGTTTGAAGAGACATTATATCTTATTTAGGTTTATAAACTTTAAGCCATATTTCAAAGCCTAAGTGTTAAAATAAAACACTGAAAATTAAGACAATTCTCATGTTTCTCAATGACGGCACACCCCACTATGACGGCATCGCCAATGAGCATTACACGATTTACATGATTAACCACAACCCCAAGCTTGCACCAATCCGTGAAAAGCTCGGTTTCCTTGTCCACCGAGGCGGGACCCAACAGAACCCTGACGCCGAGTGTCTCGAAACCGGGGTGAAAGTTTCACTAAAAAACAAGGAGTCTGAATCCGGGAGCTTCGACTGGAAGAATATGTCTTTCGTCGATGAAGAATTTGGTGCTCTCCACAAAGACATCACTCAATACTACAAAAGATATCCAGAGGAAGAGAAAACCGTTAGAGGTATGTACAAGAGACTGCTTAACGTCATCTCAAAGTCTCTCGACCCAAGTTCGATGCTCAAGCGCGTCCTCGACGGGCATGAATCTGACTGGATTCTGTTACATTTCAAGAAGTCGAGAGAAATGGTTCTTTTTCATCGCGACGAGCTCGTCGACTTGTGGAATAACCCAGGGGGTTGTATGGTTCGAAACGGGTGCGCAAGTGGGAAGATTGAGGGAACACCCAACCTTCGCATGCGTGTATGTCTGAATAATGGCATCCGCGCCCTGCTTGGTCGAGGCTCTAGTATCTGTGTGAAAATCCAACAGGATCAGCCCCGGAAGCTCCTGGCTCATCTCAAGAACTCTATTGTGTGCGCGTACTGATTATAGCCGTATTATCGTTTTTATCAATGAGAATCGAAGATCTTTTTAAGTTTTTTGCTGCTTTCCCAGTCGTCCCCGAGCCACACATAGGGTCGAGTACGGTATCCCCTTCATCCGTGGATATTAAAATGATTCGTTCGATGAGTTTAACAGGCTTCGCCGTGGGATACGTTCGTAACTCAGAACCTTGGCTGATAGAGTGAATATCATCCCATAGATCTGTACATGGTTTACCCTCAGTCTCATGAAGGTATATCTTCTTGTATAGTTTCGAGTTCTTCGTCTTTGGTGTGTGAAGTCTGTTATCATCTCTAAGGCGCTCGAGTTCTTCCTGTTTAATTCGCCACCCGGATGATGGGTTATACACCCGATCCCCGAATTCAAACGTATACATGTACCCCTTTTTTGTATTCTCTGTGACCACATGCCCAAGGGAATAGTTTCCTCTATCGTCTTTGTTATTGAATGAATTCTTCACGTACATCTCATCCCTGGATTGATACACGAGATTAAATTTGGGATTCTTCGATATACTGCATCTAAAAATGATGT